AGTTCTGAGTAGTTTGTAAGTGCCATTATATTTTTCTATTGGTTGTTTTTAAGTATCTATATTCAGGGCTGTTGATTAGTTTTTTAACGCCCTCTTTGTGATTTGGGTTAAACATATCAACCCCATATTTACTCTTCCATTCGTAATACACAGTCATAGGAATCCTTGCAGATAACCTAAAATCATCAGCTATGTGGTGATCTTCTTGTTGTAGTCGTTTGTTTGAGTCAATAAGGGGTTGAATATCCTGCACATGCTCGATAGCCATTTCTTTTGTTGGTTCGTGCCAATGAAAGATTTGACCATCATCGAGTTTTCGTCTCATTCGCTTAACTCGTCTATGTATAGGTTTGCTGTAGAACTAGCTACAATTGCTGCGACTTTCATACCACCATCAATCTTGAAGATTTCAGGATCATAAGCACCTAATATGGTTGAGCTTGTTGTTGCTGTTGGGTTTGCACCAAAAGCTACAAAAACACCATCGGTGTCGGCTACGACTCTAATATATTCTGTGCTTGCATTAGCTGCTGTTTGTTGAGAACCAGTATTTACAGTTCTCTTTATTGTATTAGTTACTCTCAAACCATAATTTACTGATGCCATGTTTATCTCCTAATTACAAATGTTACATCTAGTGCTTTAGCACCTGTAGAGTTTCCATCAGTAATCATTTCGATAGAACCATCTTCTTCAACTCGATTTAGTGCTGTTGGAACAGATCCGTCCATTGTACCGACTGCTGAACCTGAGTGCGCAACTGTAAAACCTGCACCTGTTACAGCAGTACCACCAATCTCAAAAGTGATTGCAGCATTACCACCACTTATAGCTCCCTGTAAAACAGACATAATTTTAATTATTCTGCCACCATCAGGAACTGCTACAAATGTTGAACCTGCTGTTGATATGTCAGAGATTCTACCTGTTATAAAATAATCGTTTAATGTTCTCATTAAATTTCTCCATGTTAATAACCCTCGTTCCGAAGCGATACCTCTTCAAGGTCATTATTAATTTAGTATCAAGTGAGGGGAGCAAAAACAATATGAGGAACTCCCCTCTGCATATATGACTATGCAAATCCTATGATGTAGTTAAGTCCGCTATAGTTGCTGAACTTGCTTCATTCTTAGCAATTAGAGTCCATTCAGCTAAGAGTAGTCTCTTCTCTGCGTCTCCAGTTTTTGCTAATTCAACAGTTTG